ACCCCAGCTGTCTTTCCAGCCGTCAACTCAAGATCTCAGGAATCCCTGAGGTACTCTGGAGTGGGGTCCAAATTCGGACCCGAATCTCGACGGAATACCGTCGAGGCTAACGTGTAGAGAGATAGTTTCGCGTAACCACTACTTCCCCTGACAATGTCAGGATCTGTGCGGTCACGTTCCCCCGAACGCGTGTATACGCTATAGGAGGGAAAGACCCAATCCGTGTCGTATGCGGTTTTAAACCGCCTTGGACGAAGGGAATAGGTATCGAAAGAACCACCTGCCCAACCTCCTCGTTTTGCCTTGCGTGAACTGTGAAGGTGAAAGGAGCCGATCAAGTGACCGTCTCCGTAGCCATCAGGTCCCCACAAACGCATAGACGAATTGGTCCAACCGAGTAACAAGGCCGCGAGCGTGTGCTCGCAGTTCCTTATAGCCCAGTTGTGGAAGGTATACAGTTGCCGCTCGCTCATCAGTTTCTTCTGATAATACGGGCGTATGCTCTTGCCTTCGAACCAGTCAGCACCACAGCTCTCCCTAAACGGCCCCTCCCAGAAAGACTTCTCGTTATTAACGAGGAAGCCAAACTGAGTTAGGACCGATGCTAGGAGGCTGTATGCTCGGGAGTTGACGATTATGTCGTCCCCGAACACACTAACTTCACCCTGGAGGTCCAATAGTTCGACAACGGACTTCGCGATCGAGTAAAAGAGCAAGCTCTCTAGCTCAAACGTAAAGCCGTTTCCCATACTACTAAACTTCTCCAAAGTGCGAACTCCGTCAGGACTATTAATCTCCCCGGTGGTCAACTCACTTAAGAAGTCAAACCATTCTTCCGGTAGAAGAAGCCTAACGATTCCGACAGAAACCGTGTCAGACGCAGAAGAGAGATCCACAGTGGCATAGCCACCGTGAATAGATCCCTCCATTGCCAAACGCTGGTTCCGTGTTTGATCGGAAAGGTTCAAGTTAACACAACGCAACATGCGTTCCTTCAGGTAGCTGCCCACCCCTTTCTGGATTGCTCCATTGAGAGTAGGTTCTACCATGATGGCCCGCATACTACGCGCGTCTTTTGGCACAAAAGTCAATTTACCTGCGTGGACTTCAACCTCAGGCCAATGGATCACTTCATCGACGTCGTTATAACGTGGATGGTCAACGTCCGTAAGGACGTTTATATGACCCTTGACCGAATGAGACCAAGTCCATAAGGGTACCTCTGCTAAAAGGCGTCCCACAACAGGCAAAAGCTCTCGACTACATGCTAGTCGTGCATTCAGCTTCGCCCTAGGCGAAGCTGTCCTGCCTTTCACATTCGTAGTGGCCCCGGGCCCAAAGGAGATCTTTAACTTCGAAAATTCGGGGACGCGTCCCAGGATTCTCCGGATTTTATGCCTCGCGAGTGTTATCACCCGCCAAGCATCGGCATCAAGCCGACCGGCTTCCAAGTTCGCGTTCGTTTCTTCGCAGCGTTTCTCCATCTCCCAGAACTTCTTCTCAGCGACCCCTCTTGGGTCGAGGCCAAGGTCCATCCACTCCTGTTTATGAAACAGGGCATGAATCTGCCTGGCGTACAGGAGATCGGAATATTCCGACCTCGTGTAATCGAACCTAAAATTAATCAGGTCGATATATCGTCTTTCGACGACGAGCTGATGAAGATCCCTAGTTAGGGGACCTCCAAGTTCTGCGAGATGAGCGGAGACGTCCAGGAGAAAGCGTTCCGCCTTCTCTGGTGTCCAAGCTTCAATCCAGTTACTCATTGTAAGTTCCTTAGCCGGCGTTAAGCCGGCATTGAATTGACGTGAGTCCGACTAATTCGGAAGCTCACCATTGACAAAGAAAGTGGGTCCGGGAGCGGTGGAATTCTTCCAACCGTCCCCTGCTGTCGTATTCGCCAGCGTTCCAGTTGCTGTGGTGCTTGTCGCACCCTGGATCACCCCCATGCCAATCTTCAGCGTATTGGCGCGGTCCGCCTGGGTCGCACGTGCCGCACTAAACATCGTAAAGATGATAGTATCGACATATGCAACTTTTGGCGGGGCCACGTATCCCGCTGAAGTGCCTGAAGCACCGAGAGTCTCCATTACGGGGATCTCGACTTTGACAGTACGCTTGTATGCGCCTGACTTGACCAATTCCTCCGAGAACCACGCTCGCATTTGCCCCTCGAAAGGGACTCCTACGATTGCGGTTCGGTAGAGGGGGATCGGCGTATCAGTAACTGGCTTGAAGGTATACTCGACCGGAGCGGTCGCGTCATCCTTCACCAGCATATTAGCCATTGCAGCCATGAGGCTTATTCCTTTAAATTAATCCAGAGGAGAAATTTCCCCCAGACATCAACGACGACCCCGGCGGCGCTCCCTTCTATGATCAACTATTTGATCTTCGAAGCTGCGCCCGTGAGAACCTGGGTCGAGATTTTCACCTACAAACCGATTATATGCGAGACTAACAGCGTTCCAAAAACGGCGAATGGGTTTTACCCCTTTACCGCTTAAACCCGGAAACGGTACAATTGGCGGGGTGTCGGACGAAGTCCGAACAACCCTGGTGTATTTTTCTCTGATTGCAATATTGCTCTGGAGCTGAACACACCATTGGCCATCGATGTACGTCGGGAGAATCGCTTTCCAAGCGATTTCGCTGCTTGCCTCACACTTCCACACGTCCGTAACCAGCCACCGCCCAACTAAGTGCGGTATTTGATTTAGGTTTTCGAGGTAAGTTCCAAAAGGAACGAACCAATCGACAACGAACGAGTAGGGCGTTACCTCCCAAGCTACACTATATGGGTCCATAACTCCCAACTGTCTCTGAAACGACATCTCTTCGTACATTTCGTACTTGATATATCGTCTCATTTCGCCTCGAGTGAGGCAAGAGAAGTTGGTAGGGGACCCACTAAAATCGTGCAACTTGCGGGATCCAAGTATTTTTGCTGAAAAAGTCTTCTTCCTCGGACCGTTAGATATTGCTTCGTAGGCTTTCATGCCTTCGTAGCAGTCCGACGCGAGGGGAAGCCAGCCATACTGGAGTTCTAGCCATCGGCCAGAAATGTCCGTTGGTCTCAGTCTGGACACTCTGGGTCTTGCCCCTAAACACCGAGCCGCAGTTGAAAAATCACCGCGTTTCAGTGCAAGGATAGCTCGACCTAACTTTGACAGGTTTGACGATAACATCCCTACCGTCTGGTTCAGCTCCGCCAAGGCAACGCACGGGTTAAAATCGTGCGACTTGATACGGGAAAGCAACTTATTTAAAATTGCATTCTGCTGGCCAGCCGATAGAGGAGTGGTATCCGAATACGTAACCCAGGAGGGATAGTACTCATACACACCGCCGTCTGGGATTTTACTCCCAGGAGCTCCGGTTAGGAGCTTGAAACTACGGCTTTGCGCAGATCGTGAGCGAACGAGACACGTGAAATCATTCCACGCTATCCGCTGCTCACCCATGAAGGGCTCCAACTTCCCATCCTCGCCGTTCCATGTTTTATAGAACGCAGGGGAGAAGTTCGGTTGGTTGGTAAAACCACCGATTAAAGGAGCACCGACAGTTCCTGTCGTCATTCCTGGATGTCGTTGTCTTTTGCGGGTTCAGATACTGGAACCGCATTATAACAACGATCCTCTACAGAGGTATCTACACAGAGGAGAAGCTCACCGCCCGATGCGTCCACACGAGGATGGAAGCCAGAGCACCCACTCGTTAGAGTGAGTACCGCCAACAGAATTAGGGTTTTACCCCGCTTCTTCGGCTCCGCAATGACACGCATATCCAAGCCCTTTCTGCGGTGCTTTCGCACCCATCGAGTGAGCTCGGCGTCCGTGTCGTAAAAACGGAAAGGCAAAAGTTCCCAATTCGTGTTAAGAACGCGCGGGAGAGGTGATTTATTAATTCTCTTCATAGCAGACTCCAGGTCAGGGGGACCCTTGAAAAAGGGCCTTAGGGTTCGTTAAACCCATTATAAGGGGCAGCCGGATGGC